TTGTCGTTGCGGACGCGGGCCGCAACGGTGTGGGTGCCCTTGCCGAGGCGGGTCACAAACTTGGTGAACTGTGAGTATGTGGGCGCGGTTTCGTTGAACCGACTGGTGTCCATGACGAGGGTGCCGTCAAGGTAGACCTGGCCGAAGTTGTCGAACGCGGCCCACATGGCGACGCGTGTGGACGATGCCAGCGTGAATGTTCCCCTGAACCAGTTGTTGGTTCCGCGCTGCACGTTAGCGCTGGGATCAGTGGACCAAATCCACGCGGCGGCAGGGTCAATGGACCGCCACTTCACGGGCAGGTTGTTGCGGGCTGTGGTGTCGTTGCGCCACACGGTGGTTTCGGGCTGAACCCACGTGTAGTCAGATTTCCAGTCTCCGTCGGCGGCGGCATAGTTGAAGGGCCGCTCGTCTGAGCTGAAGTCAGCGACACCGCCTTGCGCAAACACTATGGCGTCGTCCAGCCACGCCAATAGTCCGCGACCTGCGGCCTGCAGCACCTGCTGGCCGTTGTTGTTGGCTAGGTCCCGCTCAAGGATTTCCACGAACCACGCAAACCGTGTGGCGCCTTGGTAGGTGACACGAACCACGGCGTCTTTGGTGAGTAGGGCCACGTCAGCGGTTGAGGTCATGGGCACTTCAACTTGGCCAAAGCCGGTGCTGTTGAACTCGTCGGAAAACTCAGCCGCCAACACCTGGGACAAGGTGCCCAACTTTGTCGTGTTGGTGGGGTCGTACACGTCGAGCGTGAGCCCGTCAGAGGACATACGACCCACCGGACTTGAAGCCGCCGTCCATCAGCCGGAAGTCAATGGCTACGCGAGCGATGTGGGGGGCCTCCCAGTTGACGTTCCAGCCGAGGTAGCGGGCCGTCGCGGTTGACGTGGTGGTGGCAATGACGCGGGTGATGGTGACGGTGCCACCTGAGGCAAACGCCGCTGTGGCGAGGGCCTGCAGTTTGGTGATTGCGTCAGCACGACGGTCGGCATCGTTTGCGCCGGTGCCGACGATGACGGCACCGATGCTCCACGTGGGCGCCCCGTACCACGGGTTGGCGGCAACGGCACCGTCACGACCTGGCACCACGTAGTCATCCTGAACTGGCGGCGGGATCACCACGGGGTCAAGGGTCTGCAGTGAGGTCACCAGGGACGTGATGTTGGTGGCGCCGATTGAGTAGGTTTCAGACACTTAGACCTGCCACGAATGCTAGGCGGCGAAGCGACCGGGGCACGGACTCTTCGGCTCGTTCCCCTGGCGCTGATGTCACGTTCAATGTTCCGATGCTGACGCCTGACCCGCCTGAGCCTGCAGGTACACGGCCCATGTTGACGGCGTCCATGAATCCCAGCCCGAGCTTGGCCACGCTTGACGCCCGCACCACGTATTCGCCTCGGGACAGCATGGCGGGGATGGAGTCGGACAGGTGCGTGCCCATTGAGTAACCAGGGATGTAGCCGCCCATTGCTGATCCCTTGAACTCGCGGAATGCGTCGGGGCTCATTCCCACGCTGTTTACGGTCAAGGTGATGGTTTTGGACTTGAGGCCGTCAAGTCGGCGCTGCAGGGCGTCCACGTCAACGCCTGCTTCACGCAGGTCGTCAATAAGTGCCTGGAACGGTTCGAGCAGCAGGGCCCGTGTTGACGGGTCCATCTTCGCGTTTTTGAGCGCGCCTGCGAGAGTGTCGAGCCCTTGGCTGGCTGCAGCGGTTCGACCAGCCAACGTTGTTTGGCCTTCGGCGTATTTGGCTGTGTCGGTGATGAGGTCGGTCAGCAGTTCAAAGTTCTCTTGGCCCTTTTCGCCAAAGATGTTGACGGGCGTGTTGGCACGCTTGAACGCTTTGCCAACTTCGTCAATGGCTTGCCGGAAAGCCACAACGGTTTGCGTCTTGTCAATAGCGGCGGCGAACAGGTCAAACTTGCTGGCTGCTTCCTCGGCTGCCTCAGCGCTGTCCCACGTGGTCTCGCCTAGTTCGTCCACGTTTTTGACGGTTCCACGGGCCGCGTCACTGGCACGCACCAACGCGTCCCGGTAATCCTCGTGCTGCTCCGCGGTGCTGTCAGTAATGACACCCAATTGTTCAAGTCTGTCCGCGATACCTGAGATGGCTTCGAGGTGTGTCATCCACACGGGGGAGTCCATGACCCCGTTGATGAACTGGCCGTACGCGGTCTCTGTGTCAAGGATTGACGGGATGACCAGTTCGAGAATGTTTGCGAGGTCGGCAAACCCGTCAACCTGGCGGCCCACCCAATTGCCGACCCCTTCGGCTACAGGCTGCAGACTCTCAAGCGCGGACACCATGCTGTTGGCGCCATCACTGGCACCGGTCATCCCGTCAATGAGTCCCTTGCCAAGTGACTCTTGAAGGTCACCTAGGGCGGCGCTGACCGCGTTCATGCGGCCTTGGAACGTTTGCCCAGCCCGCTCTGCTTGTCCTCGGAACGTTTGCGCCAGTTCGCGCGTAATGACGTTCATGTCCTTGGACTTGACCGCGGCGTCTGACAGCGGCACGCCTAGCCGCCGCAGGGCTGTTGTCTGACCTAGGGCTGCCTTGGATAGCGCCTCAGTGACGGTGCGCAGGTCCCGCCCGCTTCCAGCGCTTACGTCGAGGGCAAGCCCGAGCAGGTTCTGCGCATTGGTGGCGTCTTGTGTGGCGTTGACCAGGGTGACCATGGCAGGCCGCAACTCGTCGTCCGCAACACCAGTGGCCCGCTGCATACCGCTGATGTACGTTTCAACGCTGTCCATCGCCATTGCGTCGCCAGCGTTGTTCAACGCCTGCTGAAGACGTACTAGCGCCTGTTCCTCAGCAGCTGCAGCACGAACCGCGTCAACACCCAACTTGACGGCAAACGCGCCAGCGGCTGCAGCAGCACCCATCAGGGCAGGACCGATGACGCCGCGAAGGTTGGCGCCCATCACGGTCATCTTGTTTTGGAAGCCCTGGGTGTCCCGAACTGCGGACATCATGCCGCGACGGAACGAATTGGTGTTGGCAACCAGGCTTACGGTGAGTGTGCGCCCTGCTGCCATTACCGTCCCGCCTCAAAGTTTCGCTTGACTCTGTCCACTGCCTGCAGCCATTCCTTGAGCGCGTCGCCTTTGTATCGGCCCATGTGCGTCATCCAGCCGTAACCGCCACCGAATGCCGCAGGCATGGTTCCTGCCGCGCCTGCACGTCCGGTATTTCCTGCGTGGCTGGGGAAGCGCACCATGGTTGGTGAGGCACCACCGCTGAACGCTCGACGGTTGCTTCCTATGCTGACTGACGGGACGCGGTCACGCTTGGCGCGGACAGTGGCGGCGATTGCGCCGCCCCACGGTCCCGCTTTCATAGCGGCTGCTTGGTACGCGGGAACCATGAAACGGGAAGCAATGTCTTTTGACGCTTCACGCAACTCGTTCTGAGCTTCCTTCGGAAGAGTCCGCAGGGAACGCAAAAGCGACGAAAGCCCGTACACCTCAATGTTGGCTACGCGGGCCATCGTCACCCCTTACGTTGAAGGACACGCCTCATGGCGTCAAGGATTTGCGGGTCAGTGTGTGCCAGTTCGTTCGGGCTGATCCCGGTAGCAATCGCTAGTTCAGCTATGAACCAGTGTTCGCTACCGGGTCCGAAGGGACCTCGGCTTCAGCGCCCGCTTCGTAGTCGGTGACCGTGTTGAGCCACGTGTCAAAGTCGTCGGACGCCTGGCCCTGCCGGTGAAGGGCGTGCCACCCCAACCACAGGAAGTACTCTTCCCGCTGGTCAACGGTCGCGGCCTGCATGACCGATGTGCTGAACTTCCGTTCAAACATGATGCGGTCAATGGGTAGAACCTTGGCCGCGACCGTGCGACCGTCAGCAAACGTAAACGTGATCTGCATTGCAACCCCCTCCTAGGGTCTAGGACGTAAAGGTGCCGTCAGTGACAGCGCCCGAAACCTGAATGCTGATGTTGGCGGCGACAATCTCACCAACGCTTGACGAAAGCTCAACGCTGGTGATGATGCCCGAACCGGACACCTTGACCTTGCCGCTCGTGGAACCAGCGGGGCCGTACTCCCACGTCTGCGACGAACCGAGCCAACCGGCAATGGTTGAGTACACGGTGGCGTCAAACATGCCGGAAACCGTGATGGTGGCATCCTTCAGGCCCGCCACGAAAGACTTGGTGGACGAACCGAATGCGCTGGTTTCGGCGGTGTCAGCGGTGCGGGAAACGCTCACGCTGTTGATGTAGGTGGACAGGTCAGTGCTGGCAACCTTGAAGTAGGTGTCCTTGCCATGAACAAATGCCATTTGGGTGTGCTCCTTATCGGCGGGCGAGTGATGTGGTGAAGGTTGCGGCGGCGCCAACCCCGGTCAGGGTCCAGCTCGCCCGCAGGTAACGGTTGACCGTTCCCGACACCTCGACCCGTTCGGACGTGGCGCCGGTAGCGGCAGTGAAGGTGGCTAGGTCGCTCCACGTTGAGTTGTTTGTGGAGTGCTGCACCTTCACGGTCAGGGTTCCCGTGCACGCGGGAACGTGGAGTGTGGCGACAGCGCCACCGCTGGTGCCGGCAGGGTCGGTGTGGCTTGTGCCGTTACCGCCTGCGGTCACTTCCCCTAGGTCGTACAGGCTCACCCCGGTGTCGAACTTGCCGGTGCCCTGAATGGTGACGTTGGCGCCGACGACCTCACCAACGGATGAGGACAGTTCGTAGGCGACGTTTCGGCCCTCAAGGGTGATGACGGTGGACCCGACAGCGAAACCTGCAGGGGCGACGGTGACGGGGTAGCCGCTGCCTGCCGCAAACGTGGCCACGACGGGAGTGTCAAACAGCGGTTCAAACAGGCCGGTGGCGGTCACGT